AAGCTATGTATGACATGTGCGTTCTGTGGGTTTAAAGAAGATTGCTTTGGTAGTTTAGAAGCTAGACCTATACCGTCTGGTAAAATAACTAATTACTTTGTAACAAACGGAGCCAACTTTTGAAACAACTACCAGAACTAAAGGCATACATCGCATCGACATATGATGTGTGCCTTATATGTGACGAACTAGAAATTGAACCTCAAGAATTACTAGATGCTTTTGAAAAGAGACTGATAGAAAAGCAAGACAGATTTCTTGAGGACTTTGAGGAGAGTGAATGGATTACCTAACACTTAGCTTAACATTCATATTGCTTGGTGCTATTGCTATATACTTTACGCATAAGCAAGCATATGAAAAAGGAATTACAACTGCTGTTCTACTGCACAGGAATGGCCGACTTAAATATAGAGACTATCTAGATGACAACGGTGACAAGATGGTAGACATAGAGATAGAACCAATGGAGGATGAATGAAAAAATTACCAACTGATTACCAAAACTTTATTGCTCTTAGCAGGTACGCAAGGTGGCTACCTGAGAAGAACAGAAGAGAAACATGGGAAGAGACAGTAGCTAGGTACTTTGACTTTATGGAAGAGCACCTAAAAGAAAACACTAACCAAGAGTTAGTGCCCAAGACTCGTAAGATTCTTGAAGATGCAGTGCTTAACCTAGAGGTTATGCCTAGCATGAGAGCCTTAATGACAGCAGGCAAGGCACTTAAAGACAACAACATAGCAGGATACAACTGCGCTTACCTAAGTGTAGACCATCCCAAAGCATTTGATGAATGCTTGTATGTTCTTATGCATGGTACTGGTGTAGGCTTTAGTGTAGAGAGACAGTTTATTAACAAACTACCAGAAGTACCTGAGGAAATGATTGATGTCGAAGACATTGTAGTTGTACAAGACAGCAAGGAAGGCTGGCAGTCTGCGTTTAGAAAACTAATTACATACCTATACAACGGGGAGATGCCCAAGTGGGACTTCTCTAAGATTAGACCTAAGGGTGCAAGGCTTGCTACCTTTGGTGGCAGAGCTAGTGGACCAGAGCCATTGCTTGACTTGTTTAACTTCTCTACTAATCTGTTTAAAGATGCAGTAGGTAGAAAGCTAACTAGCTATGAATGTCATCGCATGATGTGCAAGATAGCAGAGGTAGTGGTAGTAGGTGGAGTGCGTAGGTCTGCACTTATCTCACTTAGTAATCTAACTGATGAGCGCATGCGCAGTGCCAAGTCTGGTCAGTGGTGGAGTGACACACCTGAGATGGCACTAAGTAACAACAGCGTATGCTATACAGAGAAACCGGACATAGGAATCTTTATGAAAGAATGGCACTCACTGTATGAGTCTAAGTCAGGTGAGCGTGGCATCTTTAATAGAGAAGCAGCAATTAAACAGGTAGCATCTATAGGTAGAAGAGAGACAGACCATGAGTTTGGATGTAACCCTTGCAGTGAAATCATACTAAGAGATGGACAGTTCTGTAACTTAACAGAGGTAATAGTAAGAGCAGAGGACACACAGAAAGACATCATGCGTAAGGCTAGGCTAGCTACCATACTAGGTACATTCCAAGCCTCACTTACTAACATCAAGAGACTCAGACCTAAGTGGGTACACAATACAGAAGAGGAGGCACTACTAGGTGTCAGCCTTACAGGTATTATGGACAATGCATTTATGAATGGTAGTAGTGAAGACAGAGGGTACTATGGAAAGAAAAGTTTGCCAGACTTTCTGTCTGAGTTAAAGAAAGAAACTGTTAAGACTAACGAGCATTGGTCAGAGCTACTAGGCATTCAACAAGCTACTGCCACTACTGCTATTAAACCTAGTGGTACAGTTAGTCAGTTAGTTGACAGTGCTAGTGGAATACACACTAGACACAGTGACTACTATATACGCAGGGTTAGGGCAGATAGGAAAGACCCTATAGCTAGGCTGATGGAAGACCAAGGCATACCTGCTGAGAATGATGTAATGAAACCTAACAGTGTTAAGGTGTTCTCATTTCCCATGAGAGCTCCTGATGGTGCTGTTACTAGGAACGAAAGGAATGCTATAGAACAGCTAGAGTTGTGGCTCATGTATCAAAGGTACTACTGTGAGCACAAGCCTAGTGTAACCATAAGTGTTAGAGAACATGAGTGGATGGAAGTAGGTGCATGGGTGTACAAACATTTTGATGAGGTCAGTGGCGTTAGCTTCTTACCACACTCAGACCACACCTACCAACAAGCACCTTATGAAGAGTGTGACAAGAAAACATACACTGACTTGCTTAGTGAAATGCCTGAGGCAGTTGACTGGGATTTGATTAGTGAGTATGAACTTACTGACCAGACAGTTGGCACTAAGACATTAGCATGTACTGGTAGTGTATGTGAGTTAGTTGATTTAGTTGAAGAAGAGAGGGACACAGAATGATTGAGGGTATAATACTGATACTTGTTTTACAAATAATAGTTATTAATATAACGGGAGGTATATGAAAGAGAAATTAGAAACAATAGTACAGACTGCATTTTTTATTGCAGGCGTAGTTTCTGCTGGGTGTCTAGTGTATGTTGTTATGTTCCTAGACGCACTCAGAAAAGGGTGGCTTGTATAGCACATTGTGTTTAATAATAAAGGAGTAAAAATGTTAGAGAAAATTAAGAACGGTGCAGATGGTGCAATAGATGTAGGCATCAAGTTGATTAGCTTATCAATTGTATTGCAGATTATCTTTGGTCAGAAGGTAGCCTTCCTGACAGGAAATGTAATCGGTTCTATACTTGATATAGTATGGACACTTGGCAATGCAGGACTAGCAGGAATAATTGCTGCTGGTATTATCTGGAAACTACTCGATAAAGACATCACGAGTGGAGGCAAGTAAGCCAATCAAAAAACCTAGTGGTCTTGTTCAAATGGACAGGACTGCTAGACTATACAGACAACTAACCCGCACTTCAAGAAGTGTGAAGCCGAGGGAACTATGGAAAAGGGACTGGAACAAATAGATATAATTAATCCAAAACATTACCAGAAAGGTAAGATAGAAGTAATAGACTTTATACTAGACCAGAAGATGAGCTACCTAACTGCATCAGCATGTAAGTACCTTTGTCGATGGGAGCATAAACATTTAGGTGATGGAAGACTAAACGATTTAAGAAAAGCAAGATGGTTCATTGAGAAACAGATAGAAGAAATACTTAAAGAGGAGAACATCAAGTGAAAATAAAGGGAGTACTTCCATTGCCCACATATACAAAGGGAAGAGGAGACAAGAAGAAAACAAATCTTCTTAGTCTAAATGTGTTTAGAAACTTGCATCATTTCTCAAAGAACAAAGTCAAGCAAGACTACGCTGACATAGTAAGAGAGTTTGTAAAGACACTGCCTAAATACAAAACAATACAGCCTAGCTACAAGCTGTACTTTAATAACAACAGAAAGAAAGACCTAGACAACTATACTTTTCCTATGCACAAGTTCTTAATGGATACATTAGTTGAAGAGGGTGTCATTGAAGATGACCATTATGATTTTGTTACTGAAATTACCACAGAGTTTGGTGGCATTAATGATGACAACTATGTTGTTGTAGAAATAAAGGGAGAAGAGCATGTCCTTAAATAAAAGTAAAGACATTAAAGAATTAAGAAAGTTTGATGTTGACCTAGAGTTTGGTCAGCAGTGGGAAGAACATATAGATGAATTATTCTCTGGCGCTAAGAAGTGTGAGATTAAAACAGAGAGAGATACATGGGCCAAGACTGGCAACATATGTATTGAGATTGAAAGCTACGGTAAGCCATCAGGGTTAGCCAGCACAGAGGCTGATGTATGGGTACACAATCTAGTTAAAGACAATGAGTTGTGTGCTAGCCTTATGTTTAACACACACAAGCTACGCAAAGTAATGGAGGAAATGAAACCCTATACAGTTATGGGTGGTGACAACAACGCATCTAAGCTACACCTAGTAAGCATAGCTAAGCTACTCAAATCCATTAGTCAATAAGTATTTTACCCTCATCAAATTGTCTTTTCATTTCAGCAGGTAGGTCATCATAACCACGCAGTGGCTTACCTGTTGCTAATGCATTCTTTATTTGCGCAATAGCATCTACACCTCTTGGGTTAATTCTGCCTATAAACTCAGGCTCTTTTCCAAATACCTTTTCATGTTGTTTATACAGCATTCCTGCCTCAGACATTTCAAATTCTTTTTGAAATTGTTGGTCTTGTTTGAGTATTTTTTTTATTTCTTTGTAGTCCATTAGTTTATTCCAAAAACTGATTTAATTTTATTTTTTCCGTGCTTCTTTATTATACTCTCAAATTCTGTTGTCAAATTAGGAAAATACTTTTGCATGTATTGCCATGCTCTTTCATCCTTAGTGCCCCAAGATTGTCCTAGCTCTGCAAATGCCTCTGCCATTCTACGGTAGAATCCTCCATCTGTTAAACCGGGTTTACTACCAGTATAATACTTAGTACCATGGCCACTTAACTTACCGCTTGTATGAGCATGTCCAGAAGTCATGGCATCTATTATGTCCATGGCAGGGCTTAGAACTTCAAGCTGTTGACCCAAGCTCTTACCTTCTTCATGCACTTCCTTATACAACTTTTTTCTTTTTGCCAACATCTCAGCCATTTCACTAGAATCTTTTAGCTCAGCTTCTAGCTCATCAATCATGCTGGGTATGTCAGACAACGGTGGAATGCCACCATCATTGTATCCTGCTTGTATATACTGTAGCAAAGAATCAGGTGGGTATATGTATTTCTCATCAGTAACATTAGCATCCATCACCATAAACTGGTGTCCAAAATTATGCAAGACATTTTCATCAGATATGCCTAGAACCATTTGTTCCATTCCTATTGATTCATTGCCTCTAAATATATTTGCCAACAAACTTCTTTGAGCATCAGGGGTATTAGACTTGACTAGCTTGTTTATTCTGTTGTGCATTTTTGGGTTATTAAGCATTTGGTCATAGAATACTAAAGCTGATAGGTTGTCATCATGCTCCTCATAAATCTTAGATTCATCAATGTAATTTTTAAATCTATACATGTCCTGCTGATACCTGTTTCTAACAGCACCATCTTTGTAACTACCATCATCAAGAGTGATACCTAGATTCTGACCATCTTTAAAGAAAGCTGTTCTAAATCTTTTATCAATACCACTAAAAGCGACTGGAGCATCGAACTGACCCTGCCCAGCTTTTTCAGGATAGACCTGTTCCGCCATTAAGTAATCTACCCAGTGCCAAGTCTCATGCATAGCAGTGCCTAATAAGTCGTTGTATATTACAGTATTATTGCTTGGCAATCTATCAGCCACCACACGAAGGGAAATTGTACCACTAACTGGATTAAAATGAGCTCTCTCATCAAGGTCGTTAGACCACTGTACTATTTTAGGTCTTCCATAATGATTAAATACAACCTTGGCTCGTTTGTTTGCACCCTTGTGAATCATAAAAGCGTACTTGCCTTTCATGCTGTGGTCATGTGGCATTATAAAAGGATTGCCACTGCTGTCAACAAAGGCTTCAACTTCAGGAGTTAAAGAAGACTTGTATCCTTTACTGTCAAACTTCATGATTGCATCATCCAAGTTTAGCTCATTGTCTAGCTGCTTATCAAATTGTTTTTCTTTCTTGTTGCCAAAGAACTCACCCATCTTAGGAGCAAACATAGTATCACCCTCTCGGCCAACATACTGTACATCCTGGGCCATAACTAATGCACCCACTTGGAGTACCCTTGATGCACTAGAAACTGGCAAGAATGTAGCTTTGTCGTAAAAGAAACCTGAACGATTAGGATTCATACCTATCTGTTTCCATCTAGATTCAGGTTGCTTACTGTCTTCTAATGCAGCAGTTATTTCTTTGTGTGTTTGCTCAGGTGACTGGCTCTGCCATTCAACATCCATTACAGCAAACGGAGACTTGGCTGTGCCAGTAGCAACCTTAATTGCTTTGCTAGAGTGCTTTCCAAAATCTACATTAATACCGGCACTGGCTGTTGAG